GTGTGCGCATAACCCCGAACAAGGGTTTTGTGACAACCTTAGCGGCATCGTTTCGTTTGACTAAAACTGCTGTATTGACGGTACGGCAAAATGGTTACAACAAGAACATAAGGAGAACTGATTATGATTGAACTAAAAGAAGTCCGGCGCGAGGAACGTTCGCGCCAACAGTGGATATACCGCCTGATGTCGGCGGGGAAACTTACGCGTTACTTTGCTGACGACGGCGCGTTTATGTACAGCGTAGCAGAAGTGGAAGAGCGCGAAAGAAAGTTTAAGAAACACGGCAGGTGCCAAAAGAAAGGAAACAAAGGAGAGACGAAATGAACAAGTCAAAATCGGAAACAATGAAGAACGAAAACGCGCAAATGAGCATAAAGACAAGAATGTTGACCGCCCGGTGCGGGCGGTTGGAACAACTTGCTTTACATCGCGAGCAAGACCTCAAAATCGTGCTGTTGGCGTTCAGGCAACATTTGATAAACGACGGTATACCCGTTGAGGAAGTGCAAGAAGAAATAACCGCACTTATCGACCAAGTGCTGGCAGAAATCAAAAAGGAGGACGAAAACAATGAAGAAAAGAGCGGCGATTAGTTGTTTGATTTTGTTGATGTTGGTCGCGGCAGTGGTGCTTGCCGCCTGCTATCAAAGCGCAACGGCAACGGCAGTAGTTGAGAACGCATACGAAATCAAATCCGACGAACACACAACAATCAAAGTGCAGTCATACACGTATAACGGCTGGCGTTCACCCGACACGGTAGTTGCAGTGAAATGGACGCACAACGGCACGTTGCTAACTATAACTTACGAAAGCGGTCGCCAAGAAATCACCGCGGCGCAAAATTACTTAGTCGAGGTAATACGCGGTGACAATTGACGAAGCAAAAGCGGAATTGCAATCAATACGCGCCCTACAAAGCCGTATAAACGAGCGTAAGCGGCGTTTGCTGTCTTTGCGAAATAGTACGCAAAGCGTGAGAATTGCCCGTTATGGCGAAAGTGTCGGCTCGACAGACAAAGACAGGGTGGAGCGGTGTTTGGACAGTCTGAAAGAAATCGAAGAGCAACTATTGCGAGACATTCCAAGATTGGAAGCGTTAAAGGCTGAAATCGTGACAAAAATCGAAGTACTACCTTACCCGTACTGCGAGGTTTTGGCGCGGCGATACGTAAGCGGCGAGCCGATAAAGGTAATCGCACAACTTATGCACTATGAGCGCAGATACCTTTACAAGGTTCACGACAAAGGCGTTGAACAATACGCTAAAATAGACACAAAAAGGCACAATTAGTGTAGTAAAATGATAATATCAAAAGTAGCGACAAAGGACGTGCCGATTACGGTGCGTTCTTTTTTACCGTTTTTTGCCTGCGCGCCGTTTCTCCCTCTAACAATTCTCTCCGGTCTTGTGCAAACTTGGCTGTCCCTGTCGCTATTCTTGAAACACTTCCTCAAAAGCGGTTTGCGGCGTTCCGTGCAAAAACGCCGCACCATTACTAAAACAAGCCCCACCGTGGGCGCGAGGTGATTATGGCTTATAAGAAAGATGTTGCGCCAAATGAGGGCGGCGACGAAAATCAGGACGACGACAGTAAAAGCGATAAGCACGGTAATTTGGGTTTGCCGTTTGGCTTGTGCGCGAAATACGGGATACCGTTGCCCGAAAACGCTACACCGCGAATGGCGTGGAACGCGTTAAAAGAACATAAGGGGATGTATCCACCGTGGACGGAAAAGGGCGAGGGACAATACTCCGACGAAGATAACGGTGAGGACAAGGACAAGTCCGATGACGAGCAAAGACAGCAAACTGCTGTTGAAATCGGCAAAAAGTTGCGCGGAAAACTCAAAGGGCGTTTCTCAAAGGAATATCAGGAAGCATTAGAAAATGCGCTTGAAAACCTTGATGATAACGAGATTACGGCGTTTTCGGCGACTGTTGACAATTTAACACAAATGAAAAATGGGAGCGGTGTTTTCTATCCGGGAATTAACGTAATTCATATACCAGCAAAAGACAGTGCGAGCGAGTATGACAAAGAGTTGGGTTATAGTTTTCCCGCCGAAACATTTTTCCACGAATACGGACACTTTTTGGGGCATATGCTGTGGAAAAAGCAAGGCGCACCGAGTGGCGCAATCAATTTTAATTGGGACTTTACGGTAAATATACCGAATTTGTCGGAGGCTGTGTCGGACGATATAAAAGATTTTATCGGAGACGGTAAAGACGTGTGGGAACGTTTGGGCAAAATAGCGAACAAAGACTTCTACAACTTATCGAAACCGACCGAATTTGACTACGATAAAACATATCAAGAAAATTTGGAGTTGCTCCGACAGTATTATGAAGAAGAAAAAGCGCAAGCAAAAGCAAAAGAATGGACGGACAAAGGAAAAGCGAAGAACGAAGAAAGAGTACGTTTGTGGAACGAATACGGCGACGAGGAAATAATGGCAGGCAAAGCAAATTTTCATAGAATGTCATTTTTATCCGACAGTATATCCATTGCTACAAGCGGAAGATACGACAGTTACAAGCACGGATTCAGCGCACACTCCGCAACATACTCGCGGAAAACGACAAACGGCGTAGAAGCGTGGGCGGAATTTGTAGCAATAAAGATGATGAAAGACAAGAAAGGCGAAGAAGCGTACCGGAAATATATGCCGAGAACCTACAAAATCTTTTCGGAGCAATACGCAAAAATGGGGGAAATACTGAAATGATAGAAGAGTATATGAAGCAGTTTGGTGAGCCTATACCGCTTATGGAAGTTATGGGCAACGAGATATTGATGACCAAGTTTCACGGAAACCCCGACGAAGTATATGAGTACTGTTTGAAAGTCGGCAAGACGTGGCGAGAAGTATTGAAGGAAAACCCGACGTATAAAACGAGAGTGATTTATTAGGAGAAGAACGAACAATGAAACTAACCCCGAAGCAACAAGCATTCTGCGAAGAATATGTCGCTAACGGGGGCAACGCAACCGCGGCGGCAATCAAAGCAGGGTACTCGCCTAACACCGCAAAGGTAATAGGTTACGAGAACCTAACCAAACCTTACATAAAAGACTACATTGCTGAATTAGCCCGTCCCGCCAAGGATAGGCGCATTGCAACAGCGGAAGAATTACTCCGAGCGTTGACCGATATAATCAACAACCCCAGGGAGAAGACGGCGGACAGGCTGAAAGCAATCGGAATGATGGGCGACTATCGGTCGTTGTGGGACGGAACGAAAGGCAGAGACACGCGACCTGATAATGGTTGCGAGATAACTATAATCGGCGGTGAAGACGATGCCGACGCAAATTAAGTTTCTAAAACAGTACTTGCCCGTACTGATACACAAGCAACATTCGAGCCGCTACACAAGAGCCGAGATAACTCAAAGGTTACTTGCGGGGGAAGACGTAGACCCGCAGGAAATCGGAATAGACGAAATCATATGCACAAGCGGGCGTGTGAGCGGAAAGACACATCACGGCGACATTGCGACGGTCAAAGACTTATACGACGGCGTAGGCGATGTGTGGTATTGTCGAAGTGAAGACGGCGACATCAGAACGAGTATATTCACGGGGTTGCTGTCTACAATTACCGAAATGGGATATAGTTACTCAAATCGAATTACAGCCGATTTTAAGGTTAGTTATTCGCCGTTTGAGATAACTTGCAATCGCAACGGCAACAAAGTGCAGTTCTTCGGCATAAACAAAGACATCAACCGCACAAAGGGACGCGTTGCTCCGAGCGGCAAATTACAGCGGCTTATAATCGAAGAAGCGAACGAGTGCGACAGCGGAATGTTTATTGACGCAGTGGTGTCAACGGCAATTCGTTTTATGGACACTGGCGCACACATAGAGTATCGCTATAACCCGCCTATGACGCGGCAGCACTGGTGCTTCGAGTACTTCGACAAGAAAGTGCGGAAAGGCGCGCGGCGGATATACACGACATGGGAAGACCTGGCGCGGGCGGGAATGTTAACGCCTGGCGCAATCGCTGAGATACTGGCGGTCAAGAAAACAGACCCCTTGATGTATCGATACTGGTATTTGGGCGAAGTTGTCAACTTGTCGGGTATGGTGTATCCGCAGTTTGACCGAAAAAAGCATGTAGTAAACATCTACAACCTATTGGCACAGGGCGACAAAATAAGCGAGTTGATACTTGGGCTTGACGAAGGCACGGTGAACGACAGTACGTGCGTAACGGCTGGCGCGGTCATGCAAAGCGGCAAGTGTGTTGTGCTTGACTTGTACGAGCATAGCCCGACGGACAGAACAGGACAGCAAGGCACGGTCGGACAGTACAGCGCGAGCGAACAATCGCGCGAGTTGTATATTTGGCTCAATCGGCTTATGGGAATTTTCCCGCAGTTGCGACTTGTTCCGCGCATGTGGATATTCGAGAGCGCAGAGGGCGGACAGATTTTGCGCAATCAATTTGTGGACGACTTCGGCGAAAACACTTGCTTGGTGACAAAAAAAAGCATTTGGGGCGATGTGAAGCGTGTGCGCAATATGTTGAGCGAGGGCGTGTTGTACTTCCACGTTGCGCCTAACGTCAACACCGACACGCTGTGTAAAGACATTGAGAACTACGTAATCGACGAAAAGACAAACGATATCAAGAAAGACCAACGAGAGGACAGCATAGACAGTATGGAGTATATGACAAAACTGTACTATGACCGCCCGTTATGAGGTAAAATATGGCATCTGAACGCACGACGGGACCGGTGAATAACCCGTCCAGACGAATATTTGCAAGTTACTTCCGCGCAAGGTGGCAGAACTTCCAAAACACGGTTAACCGCTCGGAGTTTTACGCGGATATGCCGTCCGCGTGGTTAACCTATCAACAAACCTATGTAAAGCAGTGGGACGAATGGGCGCGCGGCTTTGTGCCGGCGTTGCACCGTGGCGACTTCTTTGCAACCGGCATGGGCAAAACTGTAATAGACATACTGACGCGCGAGTGTATCGACGGCGGGTATCGAATTGACGGTGACGACCCTAAAACAACGGCGTTCCTTGAAAGGTGGCGCACGGAAACGGGACTTGACAAGAGCATATCCGACGGATTCGCCGGGTCGTCAAGTGTCGGAAACGCGCTTGTACGGCTCAATATCGTGAGCGGTGCGGGCGAAGTTTACCCGACCGTTCACCCTGTCAATCAGGCGTACATGACCGTTAACCGCAAAGGCGAAGTTGTTGTTGCGCGGTTTAAGGACATGATAAGCGACGGCACGGCTAAGAACGAGCAGTGGTTTGCCGTCGAAGAGCGCGTTATGCACGGCGGGAAACCGTACTACCGCATAAGGGCGCAAAGGTTTACGGGACAAGCGACGCAAGCACAAATGAGCGGCAATTGTGGCATTGAACAAATAGACGAGTTTGTGCGCGACGTTTGGGCGGACTTGTACGGCGACATAGTGCCAGGGAAATGGTACGAGTTGCCGTTTAAGACTTTGGGCGTATGGAACTGGAAAGCGAAAGCATACAATCAGGCGATAACGGCAATGACGGGTTATTCCGAAAGCGCATTGCATACAAGCCTTGATATTTTGTATGCCATTGACTACAATTACACAATGGGGCAGCTCGACCAGTACTACGGGCGCACGCGCGTAATTGTACCGAAGACATTCCAAACGCCAAAGCACGTTGTATATCAAGGACAAGATTACGGCGAAGCCTACGAAGACATTCAGTTGTCACCGTTGGAATCCGATATTTTCACGGAAGCACCGGGCGCGGGCGTAATTGCCGACAAGCCGCAACAGCCTATGTTTATGCAGCCTGACTTGCGGCAAGAAGCGCGGAAGAGTTTGCACGACCATTACTTGCAGATTTTGGCAAGCAAAGTCGGGCTAAGCGCGACGACGCTGGCAAATCACTTGACTTACAACAAGGCTAAGACGGCGACGGAAGTTGACACAGAAGAAGACACTACCGACAAGACTGTTTATGAAAAGCGACAGCTTGCAAACGAGGCGATTAACGGACTGTTGGCAGAAGTTGCGCACTACTACGGACTTGGCGGCACAGCGACAATTACGTGGAACAAGAACGGCGATAAACGCAAGTCGGACGTAATGGACGAATACAGTCGCGGCGTAATGCCGTTGGACGAGTGCGTTAAACGTTTGCACCCCGAATTGACCGCCGAAGAAGTTGCCGAGTGGGTGGAAAAGCTGAAAGTACAGCAACCGCAACAGCAAGCGGACGAAGGGTTTGACTTTGAGTTGGGTGACGAGTATTGAAAAAAGGCGAATTGACCGTTTGGACGGAAGCCGTACAGGTTAAAATCAAACAGTTGATAGTTGACGGTGTGCTTAGTGGCGAGCCGCGGCAAGCGACGTGGAAACGCATAAAAGCGACGATAAACAAGTACGCCGAGAGAGTGCCGCAGTTGTTGCGTGTGGACTTTGTACGCACGTTGACAAACGGTGCTTTGCGGCTGTATGGGCAATTCCGCGCAGAAGTCGAAAACACAGCGCAAGACTTCGGTTTGTCGCTATTGTTTTTGGGCGCATTGTTTCGCGGCGAAAACAAAGCCGTAGAAACGGCACAGAGAAGCGGAAAACCCGTTGCTGAACAAGTTATCGAAACGCAAGCAAACTACGAGCGTAGGCGAACTGAGGGCGGCAATGAAGACTATACGGAGTATATTTACCCTGACCGCATTGATGTTGCCGATGTCCGCAAGAAAGTCAAGACAAAAATACGTGAACTAAGTGCCGCCGAGACAGAAAAGGGCGACGGGCATAATTTGAGAAACCGCGCCGAGATGTACGTAAGACACGAAGCACAACAGCAAAGCATTGACGAAATGCGGCGGCAACGCGTAAAATTAGTGTGGGCAAGCACTCACGCCAATTGTAGTACGCGGTGTGCTCCGTGGCAGGGGCGGCTATATTCGCTTGACGGCACTTACGGTGAAGTCAACGGACATAAGTATCAGCCACTTGAAAACGCCGTAAACGTTTATGTAACAACGAACACGGGGCGCGTTTGGAAGAACGGACTGTTGGGTTTCAACTGCCGACACCGTTTAATTCCGTACGACGAACATCAAATGCCGCCAAAGTCATTTAGCGAAAAGGAAATGGAACGGCACAGAGTGCTCAACGAACGGCAACGAGCCGCCGAGCGCAACATACGCCGTCAAAAATCTTTGGCGTGGGAACTAATCCACCAAGACAAGAAAGCGGCGCAGAAACTATTTGACGCCGCCAAACGCGACGAACAAAGGTACCGCGAGTTTTGTCGAAAGAACAATCTCGTGGCATTGCCGTATCGGACGCAAGTAATGATTGAGGAAATGCAAAATGTGGGAAGAAAGTAAACATCCGCGCGACGACGAAGGAAAATTCACAACGAAAGGCGGCTACCAAAGTTTTTTGGAAAAGCGCAAATCGGTTGGGTGGACAGACGGCGAAGCGGTGCCCGAAAGGAAATACGACATTTACACGCGTTTGCTGGGAACTGACGAGGGGCTGGAATATTTGCCGAGGGTTTATTTTACGGGCAACCCAGGAAGTCCAAAGGACTTGCGGCAACGTATCGAAGACGGCAAAGAAAGTCTCGCCAACAAAGGACAATCTCAAACAAATACGCTTCGCGAAACAGACGGCATGAAAGAAATTCGTCAAGCGACGAATGCTACGTTATCAGCGGCAAAAAGAATAGAAAGTGCCGCAGTGCGCGCAAGGGTCGCGAGAGACGAAGCAATAAGAACAGCAAATCAAAACCGTGGTCAAAGCGGCTATGCGGGCAAATCAAAAAGTATTCGTGCAGAAAGTGCCGAAAGCGAGGGTAAGTTTCCGCTTAGCAAGGCGGCGCAAATACTCGGCGTTACGACGATAAAGATAAAACAACATCTGTCCCCGTCCGAATGGCACCACACGGGCGCATTGTATAATGTGACTTACTATTACGACATTGCCGATATATGCGACATTGCTTCCGATTTGATAGATTGGGACAACGAGTATATTCGGGAAAACTACTCCGCCGAGAGTATTCGTGATTTTGAAAACATTTTCGGCGTAAAAATAAAGTAAAATAGGAGGCTAATATGGCAATCTTTGGAAAAAAGAAACCCACAACCGCCGAGGAAATACTGAAAGCGGTTGAAGACTTGCCCGAAGACGAAAAGGGCAAGTTTATGGAACACATCAAGACGCACCTGGACGAAAGCGTAGCCGCACAAGAAAACGACGCGGGCGAAACGGACAAACAGAGTGCGAAAGACCGCATTGACGAGAGCGTGGGCGAAGAAAACGCGCTTGCCGACAAGGGCGAGGGAAAGGCGGACGGAGACGACGGAAACGCCGACGGCGACGAAAACAAAGGCGACGACGGAAAAGAAGTTCCCGCTGTTGCAGGCGAAGAACCCGCAACTGAAACGAACGACAACAACTATGACGACGCTATAAAGGCGTTGAAAGACCGCATTGTCGAACTCGAAACAAAGTTTGAAGCAATGCAACACAAACCTGCCGAGGCGGACGAAAGCACGGCGACAAAACTTGACAAACTGGCGGCTAAATTCAATTAACCGAAAGTCTAAAAAAAACAAAAATTTTTTATGGAGGAAACATTTATGGCAATCACAAGTTACGAGCAAATCGTAAAAGATGTGCTGTTGACGGGTGCTACCCCTGATAACAACGGGGAAAGACTTATGCTCGAAGGCACAATGCTCCAAGCTAACATCTCCGAGGCTATCGCGGAGGCGAAGTATGTCGGCGAAATTTTCCGCGACGGCATGAACGTTACAAAGAGATACAGCGCAGGCGCGAAATTCCTCGACAGTATTCGCGTACCCCTGGCAACTCCGTACCCCGCAACAAGCCGTACGGTAAAGGTCGGCGCACGCGCTGGCACACCCGGCAACGAGGGACTTATCAACCGCAACCCTGCGTTGATGCCCGCTGACGACGAGTTTATCGTTGTACTCAATCAGTTGAACGACCAGCCTTTGCTGTTCCCCGAACTGGCGACATTGGCTACTGCCGCCCCCCTGCGCGACATCAGCCGCAGAATTGCGAGCTTTACCGAGAGTGTAGTTGAAGACGAAAGCGCAAGCACACTGGCTGAAATTTTGGCATACAACATCTACCGTTACCAAAACGGCGCAGACAACATCAACACGATTGACATCACCGCTGACGGTGCATACGCAACCCTGTTGAACAGTTTGAACACTAAACTGTCGAACGGCGACGCTATCACCGGTGCACACACCTACGGCACTCAGGGACGTTGCATTGTCGCACGTAGCGCGTTCATTAACAACATGTTCAACACGAAGAGCGGCATTATCGTAAGCGGCTCTGACATCGCACAGAACATGCTGAGAAAGTACAACCTTGACGACAAGTGGGAAAACCGCGACTTCAAGGGCAACGCTTACCGTGGTTACGCAATGCAGTTTGACTTCTGCGAATGCGTAGACTTCATTTGGAGCCGCGCGGAAGAATACCTCGGCTTGGCTAAGGGCGCACTCGACCATGTAATTGGTATCGCCGTGAGCTTTGAAGCAACCGCCGCTGCCGAAGCTGTCGATGTTGGCGTTAAAATCATTGACGCACAGGAAACGCGCGGTATGAAAGCTCAACCGCTCAACTGCTGGGGTCACGAAGCATTCCGTCTGTCTCAGCTTATCGGCGACGCAAACCTGAACGCAGGTGTGTTTACAACTGCTGGCTTTACGGCTGACGAACGTAAATATCCCGTTGCTCCGTCCAAGCAGGCGAAAACTGACGGCGTATTGCTGCCTATCCTTAACGCAAGCGGCGAAGTTGTCGGTTACAAAGAAATCGCGAAGATTCCGCAACCTAACGGCGGCGTGAACGTAAGCGGACTTTGCGACGTAAGTCTGTATGTGACGAAAGCGGGCGCGGCTGTAACCGGTGCTACAATCGAAGTTACCGCAGGCGCAATGGATACGACTGTAACAGAAGTCGGAAACGGTTTCTATTCGTTCAATATTTTGAGCGGCGAAGCAGCTACCGTCAAAGTCACCAAAGGCTCCGACACAAAGACGATTACTATCACCAAGAAGCAATCCGAGCTGTCGAAGTACGCGACCAACGTGGTACTTGGCTAAAACAAATAAAAGGGGTGGGCAACCGCCCCTTGATATGCTACTAAGAGTTTAAGGCGGTGCAACTCCGCCAAGGAGCGTAAAATGGAACTACTTGTAACTTTTGAAGACATCAAAAACGAACTTGACATAGACATCGGCAAAGAATTAGGACTGTCGCCGAGAGCCGTTAACAACTGGCTTGAAGACCAACAAGACAACGTGTTGACGTACATCGCGGGATATGCGTACAACGGAATGTCGCAAGTGCAACGCTACCTGAATGTCCCCGAATATGCCGCTGTTATTAAACAAGCAATCGTCAAACAGATTGCATATTTGGCGGCTAATAAGTGGGTCGAACCCGATATGCTGTCGGCGGTGCCAGGTGCGGAGTTAACGCCGTTTATCGCGCCCAGGGCGGCAAAACTGTTGCTTACGCACGGTTTGCTGTACACGGGCAATATAGTTTGCCTATGAGTTACAATGCGGCTTATTTTGGCAATCTGTTTGTCGAAGTGGCGCAACGTCCGAGTTCGCGTGTGAGTTATCACGTGGACAAAGACAACCCGTTTCTGATAAACGCCACGGGGTACGGCAACATTCCGTACGACACGGGCAGAACGCAACGCAGTGTGTATTTATCAAGAGTTGCGCCGACAAGTTGCACGGTGCGGTTTAACGGCGAAACTTCGCCCTATGCGGTGTACTTACAGTATTGTTTGAACGTCGGGAGGAGTCATGTGCCGAACAGTCACCGCAACTTTTTGCAAAAGTTTGCCAAAAACGAATTTATACGCGAGTTGCAGCGGCAATTCAAAGAAGTGAGGATACAATGACAAGTCAAACGCTAAGGCGGTATCAGTTGGAACATAAGCACTTTTTGACCGCTACCATATCGCACGGCGACATCAAGGCAATTTTCAAATACGCGATTGTTGCGAACAGAAGCACGCGCACGCAGTTGTTGCACGGCTTTATGGCAAGCGACAACAACGCGGAAATTGAAAGCGTTGACATCGCGTTTGTGCATAACAGCGACGTGGTAGAGTTGTCAGACGGCAAGAAGTACACAGTAATGAGTTACGACGAAAAGCCGATTGACGAAAATCAATTGCGTTGGGTGCCTTGGGAAAAGGCGGACAAAGTTTTTCGAGTAACACTAAAAAGCGTGGGGTAAAGTGAAATGCTAAATGCAATGTTTAGGGAAATTCAAGAAATATTAGGGGCAGACTACGGACTGTTTCGGGAATTTAACCCGAAAAGCCTGTACAGCGACGAGCTGTTGGCAAGATACAAGCACATTGGTGCGCTGTATTTGAACAACGGCAACCCGAATTTTATTCCCGACGGTGCGAGTATGACGCTTTACTACACGCTTTTTTTGGCAATGCGCGTGCCGCAGGGGCAGAACACGTCCGATTCGACGGTTGACCCGTTGGCGGCGTTGTCAAAGGAAATGACGGGCAAACTTTACGCCGAGGGTGTAGAGTGGAAGTACGTGTTGAACGTGGGCTTGCCATACAGTGACGGCGTATTGAACGCCGGGGCAGACGGTGCGCAGTTTATTACGTATGAAATACCGATTACCGCGGTTGTGGCGAGCGGCGTATTGCTTACAAACAACGCGAAAGCGCAATTGACTATCGGCACAATAACGGCGTTTTTGAAGTCGGTTGTTTCAATTGTCGAAGTGCCGAGTGTACAGTTGGAAACCGCGGTTTTTGTTAATGACAAGACCGTTGACAACGTGACTTACAAGGGCGGCGAAACCGAAAGTTTGCCTATTGCCAAAGGGTGGAGTTTGCGCGTAATCAAACTTTACCGCCCCGACGAGGCAATAGACGTAAAAATCAAAAACACGGCGAGAAACGCGCCTGAAACGCCCATAACGGTCAATTACCAAATGGGTGACGAGTTGGCGACAAGCCGCGTGTGCTATGTGCACGACGTGACATTCAGTAATGAGAACGGACAGGCGGTTGTGCTGTCGTTTACGCTGTCCGCGGCAATGCGTCCGGTGTGAGGTGAGTTATGGCAGACTTAGACATTAACATAACCCTAAGCGGTGGCGCAGGCGACGGCGGCGGCGAAGCGGCGCAAGTCGCAGGAAACAATACCGACGTAGCGCAAAGCAACGCAAAAACGGCGTTTACGGTCAATCAGGCAATGCGAGTGGCGCAACGGCTTGGCACGCAAGTGGCAACAAACCTTATAGGCAGTATTGGCACGTTCAGCGGCAATAACGTGTTGCAAACGCGTGTTGAAAACGGACTTGCATTTGGTCAAAAGATTGTTGGTATCGGCGTATCGTTTATTGCAAACCCCGTACTTGGCGCGGTCGCCCTGGCTGGCGAAGCAATCAACGTGGGGTTTCAAATCGCAAAAATGGAGCGGCAAAGGCTGTGGCAAAACACCGAAGCGGCAGAATTGCGGCGTAGAGCAGGCTATTTGTCCGACGCAAACAGGGGGCGGTAATGAATATAATTGTTAAAAGGGGCACGGCACAGCTTGACGCGGTTGTGCCTGTTGACATTCAATTGCGGCTCAACGAGCAGTTGGACAGCGGCACGGCGAGTTATTACGTCACCGAGTTGATTAACAAATCTGTTAACAAGCCGCTCGACAAGTACACGGTCACAATCGGCGACAAGTCGTATGATTTTGTAGGCTTCGACCAACGCGCATTTGTGCGCAAAAAGACGGCGACAACGGCTGTGTACAAGCACACGGTGAAGTTGACGGAGCCGACGAAACTGTTACAGGGAATGTTGGTAGACGGTTTCGCCGTTACACAGCCCGACCCACCGACAAAGACGTTGAAAGACGTTGTAAATCGAGTGCTTGCGAATACGCCGTGGGGGCTTCGGCTGTACTACCTTACCACCGACACGACGGTTGTCGGAATACTCGAAAATACGATGTCGCCGCAATTCAAATGGAATACGCAAACGACGCTGTTTGAAGTGCTGTGCGACGTAGGCGCGGTTATAGACGCTATTCCGCGTTTGGTTGCAGACGCTGACGGCAATTTTAACACAGTTACGTTTGATTTTGTCAACGAGAACGGTGCGCAGGTTGAAGTGCTGGACGAAGCGACGGAGTACGGCGCGACGGTGGAAGAAACGCAGTACAACACGGCATTGTCTGCCGTTGTGGAAAACTTGCAGGAGGAGTAAATGAAAAACGTATCGATATACCCGAGTGCAAGCGCGTGGATAACGCCGAGAACAACGAGCATAGAATTAACGACGGACAACGCAATGCTGATTTTGCCGAAACCGATTGCAAGCCTTGAAAAGGTATTGCTAAACGCGGAAAATTCGGCGCGTATTGCCGTTACTTACTATAATGCAACATCGCAACAAACAAGGTCGGCGACAATCAATCTGAATGAGGTGCAGACGCGCGACGAAAACGGCGTGTTGCACAACCTTGAATATTTGGACTTGACGAAGTACTTTGTCGAATACGACGAATACAGGACGCTTGAAACGGCAAGTGTGTTTGACATCGCAATGCCGACCGCCAAGGTTACAAACAACACTTGTTATTACAACAGGTACGACACAAACATCCGTCTTATTTTAACGCAAACGTTTTGGAAAGACCCGCCGTTGTGGCTTGCAATTGTTGCCGCGCTTGACAGTATGCGAGAAGCAGGCACGCAGTTGTATTACGGTGGCGGCGTTATCTCCGCTATTACCGATATCGGCGAAAACGATTCTTCGCTGTTGTGGGAATTCCGAGTGCACTACATTCCGCTCGGTGAAAGCGCAAAAGTCAATGTGCCGAAAACAAACCCCGCAGATATTGAGTTCGTAACACCGTACAGTCAACAACAACAAATTGTTTCGTCGGTCGGACTTGGACGCAATATGCAAAGCGTAACGAACCGCACGGGCGTTGAGACGCGCAATGTTGCGCGAGTAGTAAGAAGTATCGAACAAGTGCGTGAAGTCGGTTCTTACTACGTAGAAAACGGCGAAACGTGGCGTTTGACGGAAGTTGCAATGACCGCCGCGCCAAATCGCATAATTTGCAATGAAACGTGGGCAAAAGGTTGGAATTTGCGGTCGCAATTTACGGGCATAAACCGCGAGTTCCGTTCGTGGAACATTCCGAGCGAAATAACACAGCGTAACCTATTGTATCAAGATTACTGCTTTATAACGAAGAAGTCGCCGTTAAACCTGGCTATGGACAGCGTGTTGAGCGCACAAGCAAAAGCGTTGTTGATAGGGTATTTGACCGCCACGACGTGGACGGACAAAACGGAAATTACAAGTTTTTGGATAAAGTCAGACGACAACAACGGGGTAATTATAAGTTGTACGGCGTTCGGCTTTGGCAATTCGCTTGTGTTTAGCGGTCGAACAAAAGATAATCTAAGCGCGGGCATAAAGCGTAAACCGCTCAAAGACGGCGACGCCAACTGGCAACAAAACATCGATGTTTACTATTGCAACGCCGATGGAACGCTTGCTACATTGCGGATAAACGGCGCGGCGGACATCGGAATCAACGTAAGTTTGAGTTATCCCGTTTATGGCAAGTTGAGTAGCACGACCAACTACAACGTACCAACGGGAACGCCGCTGTTTGGCAGCGACCTTGTGAAGAGCGTTGACAAAGACCCGTCCGAACAACTAAACTTCACGTATCAGTTGCATATGCTGACGGACTGTCCCGACTTGATTATTGGTAGCGCGTGGGCAGGGCGAAACCCCCTTGTACATCAGTACGCGACAAACCCGACACGCAAGTACTGGATATTGGACAAGAAATTGCCCCAGGGAGCGCAAACGATGTCAACGGCATACGGACGGTTGCTCAGCAGTAGCACGTTTTTGACCGTTTCGGGCAACAGTTTCACGTTTGGCAGTACGCCGACGAACAAAGGCGGCTATTGTGTGACGGACGACGAAAACAACATAATCGTGGCGCACAATTCGGGTTTTGGGGCGACGTTTTATATGTACTACACACACGACTATGAGGCGATTAAAAAAGCCATTACAGGCTAAACAGGAGGCTTAAAATGCAATCAAACAGAATTGTTGTTGTGCTTGCCGCGGACGGTGTCAGCGGACTTGACATCAGTTACGGCAAGAACATCAATACAATGTATCTAAACTCGCACCTGAATAACGAGTTTGTTGTGCGCCCCAACTTCCTTTTGGGGGCAAGCGAGACAATGTGGGTAACGTTTACAAAGGGCGACGTGTCCACAAAGCCGCTTATGCTTGTCCAGCGCAAGACGACGGTTGAAAACAGCACGCGCCAGGTTGTAGACGGCACGGAAAGCACAATCGAACAAACCCCCGACACGGGCTACGAGTACTACCTTACAATGCCCGATGTTGTGTTGCAGAACGTAGGGCAATGGTCGTTTTCGTTGACTATCAGCGAATTGCCCGTTGATGTTACGTATAAAGGCACGGTTGCCACCGTGGCGGCACTTCCGTCAGGCGGCTTATTGGGCGATACCTACTGGGTGAGCGGAACAAGTCAATACGAGTACTGGAACGGCAGTGCGTGGGCGGTGCTTAACATCGTTGCAATCTCTACTTCCGATGTCGGCACGATTACGGTCAACGCGAGCGTAGCAGGCGACATTGGCGGCACGGCAACGGACTTAGATATACAGGTGCTGTACAGTTTCGTTGTCGGCGTACTCAACAATTTGTCCGACTACTTGCCGAAAATTGTAAACGGCTACTGGTACGTTTGGAACAGCGGCACAAAAGGCTTTGTGAATTCGGGCGAGGCGGCAAGTTCGCTTTTGTACTTGGACACGCTAAGCGACGTAATACCGCCTCAGGTTGGCGACGGAATTACTACACGCCCGGCAAAATTCAATCGCGTTCCTATTATCGGTGAAACGTTTACGGTAGTGTTATCAAGTCGAGGCAACATGTATATTTGCCTTATGAAGTACACAGACGAAGGTCAAAATTTGTCCAGGTACTTGTATGTAGGCAATACGCGCGGCGCACAAGGCGAACAAGGTATACAGGGCGAACAAGGCGAAAAGGGCGACACGGGCGTTGGCATTGCAAGCGTAACGCAGAAAGTCGTTGACGGCGGCACGCAAATTACAATTACACTTACCAATGGCACAAGCACTTCGTTTATCGTGTCTAATGGCGATGTAAGCAATGTGCAGTCTTTGGAATTCCCTTACGGCGACCCCGTAGTGACTTACGACACGACGGACGGCTTGCACGTTCACGCCGACTTGCGCGTTGTGGTTAACGGCGTAACGAACGACATTCCGCTTGACCTTGAAATTCCGCAAGTTGCAGACGACGGATTGACCCAGGACGCAACCGCAGACGGCAAAAAGGCAGTAATCAAAACCGACGAAACCGTAGTGCGCACAAACAAGGCAAATCAGACTATTAACGGAAACGTTACTATTAGCGGAAACGTTACGGTCAAAGGCGCGGTCACGAGCGTTAGCGCGGAAAATTTGAAAGTAAAAAATAAACTTATCGTAGTTGCAGAGGGCAACACGGTCACGCTGACAAGTCCCGCAGGCTTGCTTGCGCCGAAATACGACGGCACAAACAGCGGCGCGTTGGTGTTTGACGGCACAGGCACGGCATATGTCGGCGACGTGGTATTGACGGCTGACGGCGACATTGACGTTGCTAAGTCCGATTTACAGCCGCTTGCAACGCGCGGAACGCTTGTTAACGGCAACATCGTAAAGTGGAACGGCGATAAGTTGCGCCTCGAAGATACGGGCATAGCGGCAGGCGATGTCGCGAAAAAGTCCGACCTTGGCAAAGTGGACAACTTCATTTACAAAATCAACTACGAAAGTGCGACCGTTCCGACCGTTGGGCAGGTGCTTACGCTGACGAACGCTAATTTTAGCCGCACGCCAGTTGTCGGTGATGTCTTTGCGCTTATGGAAGTTGTAAACGTAAACGACACCTACTATAACAATATGGAAGTATTGACCGTTGGCGACACGACCTGCACGGCGAAAATAATGTCATTTACCGACATCACGAGTTGCAAATTGACGAAAGTCACCGCAGCAACAACAAACCCGCAAGTCTACGCGAAAGCACCCGACGGCAGTCAAGTAATGACTGAAATCAAAGGTGGCAATGGTATTATTGTTGATACAGCAGAAGATGGCAAATCGCTTGAAGCACGAGTTAGTGACACAATTAAACTCGAAAATCAACGCTTAGCAATCGAAACACCAGATGGCGTTGCTTATGTAAAACTCTCTGAAAACAAAACTGACCTTGATGGTAGTGGCAACACTTGGATAACTATCAATGGAAATAGCGACACGCAAGCAATAGAACAGGAATGTGGAACATCAATATTTTGTGATGCTGTTGTTGGTAGTGGCGGCGAAGTCACAAATTGGCAATATGTAAATGCTTATTACGCCATTGGTGGTGTGCCTCCAAGTTCGTCATCAGGAACCTTTCTTGATAACCAAAGTTGGAACTATCTTAAAGCTTATCCTAATAAACTGCGCATAAAGTTCAATAAAGAGTTCTATCAACTTGCTGATGATGAACATACTACTGGCACATTGGTATTTAGTCACGTTGGGTATGAAAGCGGTCAGCTCATTGTCAAGACTATCACGATAATTCTTGCCACAAGAGGTTGGGTGTTAAGTGTAATTAAACCTGCAACACATATGGCAGTTGCTAATGTAAGTGTTTATTCTGACACAGACAAAACCGATATAATTGGTAACTTAGTAATTAACATCCCTTGTGCTTACAGCGGAGATATAGACGCGTATATAACAGAGGTTGGTAATATAAGTTACGTAATGTGTGCTGGTTATGTTACAGTTGGTGGTACTAACCAAGCTATTCTTTATGCAGAACAATTTGACCCTGCAACTGGCTCTATCTATCTCTATACTACTCAAAACGAAAACGGGGCAGCATACTATATTGACTCTATAACACCTGACTTTGTCAACCTTCCACAATAACTTACAAGGCTTACTGACCGACGCCTTTGAACTTAAATCATTGCCCGACTATCGGGAAATTTTGAAACAACACGGCATTGACGTCGGCGAAATGACCGACGAAGAATTGCAAAAACTAATTAAGGAGTTGCAAAATGGAACAAGTAATTGAATGGTTTGACGTTGCAAAAGACGAGTGCGAAACATTGCGCGATTATGCCGCCAAACTGGACAACGTGGACGAAAAAGACAAGTTGCGTGAGATTATGGGCGACGAAGTAAATCACGCTCTGATTGCCCTTACAGCGGCTTGTAAGGCGTTGGGACTGAAAGTCCCGACGGACGAATTGGACGATATCGACGAAATCTTTGAGGGGGACGGCGAAGAATGAAAGTAACATTGAAGTTGCGCCAACTGTCGGCGTATTTTGTCGAGAAGTCTGTCACGCTTGCCGACGATGAAACGTTAGAAGTGCAAGTGTCCGACAAAGGGCGACTGACGGGGCGCGTTGTGCTGTTGTGTAACGGCAAGTCATTTTTTGCCGACGAAAACAAAGTTGTGCATATTGACCGCCAAACGCTTACGGCCGCGAACGTGTTCGAGTTGCAAGCGCGCGACACGGACGGCAAGGTGCTGCAACGGTGGGTAACAGAAAGCCTTTACACCGCGCCGATGTCCACGGACTACGCGAACGACCGCCTTGTCACGGAGCGCGAATTTTACGCTGAACTTTGCACGCGGCAAAGCGCGGCAATCGAAATGCTACAAGAACAAGTCGCCGACTTGACAAATAGAGTAGCCGCACTCGAAAGCGGCAAATACAAAATCTTAAACTTCGGAGGTAACGAAGAATGAAAGCATTTGCAAAGATAATCGGCGTAGTCGCGCTTGTACTGATGTTGTTGCTGTTGGTAGTCAACGCTGTCAACGTCGAAATACCTGAGGGACAAGAGCCGACCAAGGCGCAACAACTGTTGCTTGACATCAAGGCGAACGTCAACCTGATTGCAGGTGCGCTCGGTACTACCACTTCGGCAATTGTCGGCTTCCTTATGGTTGTAATACAAAAAACATCTACCGTCACCGGCGACAACACTACTAAACTGATAGCCGAGGGCGTTTTGACGAACGGAAAAATCGACGATTTACGCAAAGCAATGGAACAAAGCATTGCAAGCAACACGGTAACGGCTGAAAAGGTTGACATTTTAATGGCGATTTTGTCCGACACACTACTATTGAGCGACTTACCCGTGTCGGTACGCGAGAAAATTAACAATATGAAAGGCGCATACGACGCTCTCACGGCGCAAACGGTCGAACACGAACAAGTTACCGCGCCGACCACAAACACGGCGCAGAACGTAAATGTGCCCGTCAAACCGACCGAAACAGTCGAAGAAAAGCCGACCGCGCCGAGTTACTTCTAATTTAGGAGGTAATTATGAAAAATTTGACCTACGGACAAAAGGCACTTATATACAAGATACTCGGATATTTGGCGAGTATCGGAGTGCCTATTGGAACAGCGGCGATAATGTTTCCGCCCGAAATTGTCGAAAGCACATCGATGTCAATCAGCGCGACGGTAATACTTACGCTGATTATCGGCATATCGGCGTTCCGCAAAAAACTTGCCGAGTTGTTTAGCAACTATTCCGTCATAATGACTTACGCAGTCATTGCCGTTATATCGGTAGTGGCGGTCAACTTCTTTTCGGAGATGCTTACAATCGCGCTTGTCGGACTTGGCGCGAACATCGGGGCGATGCCGCTGTTTAAGTTGGGCGACAACAACGCCGAACTGGCGAAACTCGTTAAAGAAGAAGAACTTAAAGCGCAGGTACAAAAAAACGTAAACGGGAGTAAAGAATAATGATTAAAAGTTTCGGCAAATTATCGGATAAATTGCCGTATCTGATAACATCGGCGGTTATATTGCTGTTGGCGGTAATGATGTTTGTCGTGCTCAACATCACGATAGACTTAAAATCGCCAAAATTTTACGCCGAGTTAGGCTTTGGGCTGGTTTTGCAAATAATTATGATTGCAACGTGGATACCGCAAGGCAAAACGGACGGCTACAAAATGCCCGAAGTTATGCAAACGACCGAGGCGGCAAACAAGCGTATGGAAATTGCCAAAGACAAGACAAAGTATGAAGAATTGGCAAAGTTTTGCAAATTTGCCACCGACGAAAACAGACACGCCTACATCGTAAACAGGTGCGCCAGGCTTGGCGTAGATTACGAGTTGTGGCAAAAGTCGGAAGAATACCGCGACAAGTTTGAAAAGCCTGACCGCATACAACGCCGTATTTTGCGCATAGAGCGGCGTTCGCGCAGTGCGGTAGAAGTTATCAAGGACACCGAAATTACCGCCGTAACGTCCGTTAAACTCGCCTACGACATCAAAAATCACACGGGGCAGGAAGAATTTTGGCGATTGTTTGCAAAAATACTGACTTCTGTCGTCACATCGCTTGTCGGCTCGTTCTTTTTATTTGAGAACGCGCAGTTTACGCTCAACGGACTTATGAAGTTTGTATACTGGGTAGCAATTATCGGAATGACGATTTTCTACTCTATTCGAACCGGGCGCAGCCTTATCTCGGGCGCGCATAAAGACTACTTATTGCGTCTGATAGACTTCCTCGACCGTTACGAAGCGTGGCTCGGTAAACAAAATTAAATACACTACGACAACCGTTTGCGCTTGCAGGCGGTTGTTTTTCGTGTTGAAAATTATTGAAAATTATTGAAAAATGTTGCAAAAAACAGTTGACAAAACCGAAAACGGGGCGTATAATAAAGGCAGACGATAGGGGAAAACCCCAAAGGAGAAAACGGAAAATGAAAACTTACTATGCAAGAGGCAAGAAGATGTGGCGTTATCCAAGAAATTCAACGCTTGAAAACCTGAAACGCAAAGGCTACGGTCAAATCGTTTGGCAAAACGGCGATTTTCTTTGTTTGTGAGGTGAAAAGATGTCGGCATTTTTGGGGCAGTTAGGCTTTATGCGAGAACAAGGAATGAACACGAACGCAGTCGTTGCATTTTGGAACATCGGCTGTCACTTCTACGGCAAGGACAACCTCGTGAAAAAAGCGCAAGACCTTGACGTTATGGACACTTTGAGGGGGTTGTTGTAATGCTTAACATCAATGACGTGTATGTGCGGATAAAGTCGGTCAAGAGAAATCTGACAATTGCGAAGAAAGCGGGCGACGGTGCGAAACAGCACCGCCTGGAAAATGAACTATTGATACTCAAAGACGCATTCGCCTTTTGCGAGGCTGAGGGACAAGTCGTGACGTGTTGCTGCAATAACGCTCCGCACGTTTTCGACATCATAGTTAACGAAATGTCGGACGTGAAGAAACACGTTGCGACGAAGTACACGGGCAAGTACTCGTGCGGTAGTTTGCAATCGACAGCGAGCGACGGAGGATGTTACCGCGTATCGTGTGGGAGCGGCAGAACCGCGCTAAATGTAGACAGATAAGGAGGAACAGATGGACGAACTAAGAGTAAAAATGACCGCTTACAGAGCGGCGCACAACATTACGCTGGTTGAATTGGCGAAACTGTGCGACCTGAACTACGTGACGGTTGCGCGCGTGGAAAGCGGAAAGCAAAAACCGAGCAGGCTTACCGCGGCAAAAATTTTAGCCGTTGTAAATAAAAAGTAAAGGAGCAAAAAAATGGAACAAGAACAAACGTTGACAATCGAAGAAAAACTCATAGCAATTCAAGGCTACGTGGCAAACACTTGCACGACACTAACCGCGGAAAACTTGGCGGAAATTTGTCGCCGATACAACCTTGCGTTGTTGTTGAATGACACGATAGAGTGCAAAGGCGGACGTTACTACAACAAAACGGTGGCAAGACTTATCGATCCGAACTGCGACAGAGTAATCGCCACGACGGGCGAGGCGGAACACCTGGGAAGTTACAAAGACGGCAAGAAAGACTGCTACGACGGCAACACAGAAGAAGCGGTCGAGACAGCGCGCAGAATAGCACTGTCCGGACTGTTCGGTTTCAATATGTAATCAAAAAAACGGAGGCAAAAAATGGAACAACAAACAATTACGCAAAAACTTGCAACAATTCAGCAAAAACTCAAAGCACCGAAAGGTCAGTACAACTCATTCGGCAAGTACGCTTACCGCAACGCCGAGGACATACTTGAAGCGGTCAAGCCGTTGTGCGCAGAAACGGGCACGCTTGTATTGCTGTCCGACGAGATAATGAACATCGGCAACAGATTTTATGTAAAAGCGACTGCTGCGCTGATTGACGCGGAAACGCAAACGCAACTCACCGTGTCAGCCTATGCACGCGAAGAAGAAGAGAAGAAAGGAATGGACGGCAGCCAGGTTACAGGCGCAAGCAGTAGTTACGCAAGAAAGTACGCTTTGAACGGTTTGTTTGCAATTGACGACACGAAAGACAGCGACACAACAAACACTACCGGCACAGATAAAACCGCCGTAAAAGGCAAACAAACGCCTTTGGTTGCGACAAAGGAACAACTTGCCGAAGCAGCCGCACTTGGCGTGAACCTTGAACAAACAACCGCCTGGTATAACAAGAAAATGGGCACGGTTTTAATCTCGGCGCAGTTGCCGTATGATGTCGTTCAGACGGCTATTACGAAGAAAAAGGAAGCACTTGCCAAAGCGGAAGCGCAGGAGGTGTTTGCGTGATTATCTCGTTAGACAAAGACACGCACGCCTACTTCGTTGACGGCGACATTGCACAAACAAGCGTCACGGCAATGTTGCACGACCAAGGACTTGCCCCCGACCTTTCGGGGGTGTCCAAAGCCGTGTTAAACGCAAAAGCGGACGCCGGGACAAAGTTTCACGAAGAAATGGAGCGCATAGTGAACGGCGGTGAGTCTGAAAGCGACTATGGTCGGCAATTCAAGGAATGGTTTGATGCGCACGTACAAACGGCAATTGCAGAAAAGGCGTTTGCCTACCGTAAGAACGGCTACACTATATGCGGAAGCGTTGACCTACACGGCACGTTAAAAGGCACGTTAGAACCGTTTATCGTTGACTATAAGTTCACATCGAAATGCCCGAAAGACTACGTGACGTGGCAAACAAGCGTTTACGACGCTATGATTGATGGAACGTACAGGAGCTGGGGCGAAGCGCACTTGTATTGTTTGCACTTCAACAAGGGCAAAATGACGGTGGTCGAACTCGAACACAAACCTATGAGCGAAGTACAGAAGTTGCTTGATTGCGAGTGCAACGGTGACTACTATCTCGCGCCAACGCTTGCGACACAGGATGAAAATCTACCGCAACAATGGGAAAGTGCCGAACTCGCGCTTTGTTCCTTACAAGCGCAGATAAAGGCGCAGGAAGAACAAGTAAAAGCGTTCAGGCAAAAGATGTGTGACGAAATGCAAAAACAAGGCATTGTAAACTACAACGGCAAGCACGTCCGCATTGCCTACGTGGCGGCGCACGAGACCGACCGAGTAGACACGGCGCGGTTAAAAGCGGAATACCCCGACGTTTACGCTAATTGTTTGAAAACAACAACGACAAAGGCAAGCGTCAGAGTAACGGTAAAAGACAATGGAACAAATCAAGATTAAAGACATCAACTTGTTTAAGGGCTTTGACGGTACGTTGCAGATGTCAATACTAATTGACGGGCAATTTACCACCAAAGTGCAAAACGCCGTAGAAAACGCAAAAGAACGGCTTACAAACGGCAAGGACGTTGGAATAGTTGTTGACAGGTTGAAAAAACACCGCAGTTTAGACGCAAACGCTTATTTTCACGTATTGTGCGACAAGATTGCCGCCGCACTTGGTGGCACTATGGACGAAATGAAAACGCAACTTGTTACACGGTATGGAACACCGTTGTACGCGGTAACAATTCCCGAAACGGCAAACATCGAGAACTTTTGGCGTTACTACCTGTGGCTTAACACATCGGACGGAACGTCAACATACTTGCTTTACAAGCAAACGCACACAATGGACAGCAAAGAGATGTCGCGCCTGATTGAGGGCACGATTGACGAGGCAAAGCAACTCGGCATTGAAACGGCAACGCCGAAAGAAATCGCCGAAATGACGGCAAAATGGGAGGCAGAAAATGGGAGAAAAGATAACTAATCAAAAGCAAGAAGTGCTGCGACACATCAAGAGATACGGCTCAATCACGAGTATGGAAGCGTTTGAGAAGTACGGCATAACGCGTTTATCGGCGATGATTTACATTTTGCGCCGCGAATACGCAATTGTAACTATAATGCGCACGAGCGTTAACCGCTACGGTAACGAAGTAAACTTTGCCGAGTACCGGCTGGCAGTAAAATGAAGTACAAACAAAGCATATTGCAAGCCGACACCGCACATTGCTACTTGTGCGGTCGGTCGGTGGCGTTGGAATGTCACCACATCTTCGGCAAATATCAGCGCAAGATGTCCACCGAACAAGGCTTTACCGTAATGTTGTGCCACGATTGCCACAACGAACGCCCAAACGGCGTACATTTTAACCGAGAAGTTGACCGCCGACTAAAAGCGGACTGTCAGCGCAAATTTTTACAAACACACACGTTCGACGAGTGGATGTCGCTTGTCGGACGAAACTACATCGAACTAAACGAATTAAAGGAGATTTAAGAATGAACACTATTATACTTTGTGGCAGGCTCACGAAAGACCCGTCGTTCGCGATAACGCAGGGCGGTCAAAACTACGCTAAATTTTCCCTTGCAGTTGACCGCGTAGGGCAAGAAAAAACCGACTTCATAGACTGCACCGCCTGGGGCAAGACGGCGGAACTCGTGAACCGCTACCTTGTAAAGGGCAGACAGGTCATTGTCCAAGGCTCGCTGTACATCGACACTTACGAGCGTGACGGCGTGAAACGCACCAAGGCGGACGTAAGGGTTGACCGCGTAGAGTTTGTCGGAAGTAAGGAAAATGCGGCGCAAAACGCAAACAACGGCGCGGACAGCGACATCAACCGACTTAAACCGATTGACGACGAGGACATCCCGTTTTAGAGGTGGCGGAAATGGACTACAAACAACGTTACGCTATCCTGGCAAGCAACAAGACAAAAATACGCAAAGCGTTTCCGACCATTACGGACGATTGCGGAATTTACATTCTGACGCGCGAAGAGGACGGCATAAAATACGCATACATCGGGCAAAGTTTGCACGTATGGACGCGCCTTGCCGAACACCTGGCAGGGTATCAACACATCGATTTGTCGCTTAAAAAACACGGCTTTTACGGCGTTGGCAACCCGACGGGGTACAACGTATGGCAGATTTTTTGCGCCAAGGACAAACTGGACGAAAAGGAACAGTTTTACATCAAAAAGTACGCAAACGCCGGCTATCAGTTGCGGAATCACACGACGGGCAGCCAGGGCGTGGGCAAACGCGGCATAGACGCAAAACCGAGCCGTGGGTACTACGACGGAAAGCAACAAGGGCGTGACGACCTAATCAAGGAAGTGCAACGACTGTTGAAGTACGTTGACGTTGTCCCCAAGGGCGGCAGGCTGTCGGAACGGATGTATCAAAAATTTATTGCGCTTTTTTCGCCGAAAGGTATTGACATCGGCGAAGAATAGGCATATAATGATAGGGAAGATTGAGTTTGTGGGCAGACAAATTCGGTCGGCGCGAACTTAATCTTTAACATTCAGCGATTTGCGAAAGGTACTGCCCTACCGAGTAGCAAGTCGCTTTTTGTTACCTAAGCGAGGTGATGTGGAATGAGATTTATAGTACATAAAGACACAAACTATACCACAATGAGTACGTTGCACTTAAAACGTAAGGATATGAGCCTAAAAGCAAAAGGGCTGCTGTCGTTGATGTTGGCATTAGACGACGACTGGAAGTACTCAATAAAAGGCTTGTGTGGTATATGCCAAGAAAATGAAACGGCAATAAAAACAGCGTTGTCGGAACTCAAAGATTGTGGCTATTTAGTGGTGCGGAAAAATTTACCCGACAAAAACAACGGGGGACGGATATCCTACGAATACGACATTTACGAATTGCCGCAAATACAGCAGGGTGAAAAACAAGGGGTAGAAAATCAAGGGGTTGAAATTCTATCGGTAGAAAATCACGCACAACAAAAACAACAATATACTAATACATCAAATACTAAAACATCAAATAATAATATATATATAGGTCAAGTTGCGGAAATCGTTGCGTATTTGAACGACAAATTGCACACAAAGTACTCGGCAAAATCGGCGGTTAATGTTCGACTAATAACAGCAAGACTTAAAGACGGCTACACGGTGGCGGACTTCAAGACGGTGATTGACAAGAAGTGCGAAGAATGGAGCGAAACGGAATTTGCGGCTTATTTGCGTCCGCAAACGCTGTTTGGAACGAAGTTTGACAGTTACCTAAATGCACCGATACGCAAAAGAAAAAAGCCTGAAACAAACGCAATCGGCGGCGTAGAGATTGAGCGGCAAGAGTACAGCAACGAGGAATTGAACGGCTTATTTACAAAATTAGATTGAGGGGAAAAATGACTTACCAAATGAGCATATTTGACGGCGAACAGCCGTTCAAAATCGACAAGCCTATACGTCTGATAACGCTTTTTAGCGGCTATGACAGCCAGGCGTTGGCGTTAAAGTATCTCGGTGTTCCGTTTGAGCATTACCGTACTTGCGAATGGGCGATACCGTCAATTCAGGCGTTGCACGATTTGCATTTTGCGGAAGATACGACGGACTACTCGGACGGTATGGGCAAACAAGAAGTTGTTGCGGAACTTGCGAAATTGGGAATAAGCGCAGATTATAACGAGCCGTTGTCTGCGGACAAAATCAACCGATACGGTGAGCAAAAGTTGCGGACAATTTACAACAACATAAAGTCGGCGCACAATTTGGTGTCAATCGTAAATGCGAAAGGCAAAGACCTTGGCGTGGTTGATACGGACAAGTACTGTTACATTATGACATACTCGTTCCCTTGCCAAGATTTGAGCAATGCCGGACTGCAAAAGGGGATGGAAAAGGGCAGCGGCACACGTAGTGGGTTGCTTTGGGAAGTTGAGAGATTGCTTAAAGAAACCACAGAACTGCCACAAGTGTTGCTAATGGAAAACGTTTCGCAAGTTATTGGCAAGAAGAACATCGGTGCTTTCGCCGAGTGGATAGCGTTTCTCGACAGTTTAGGCTATCACTCTAAATGGGAAGTTATAAACGCAACAGATTACGCCGTTCCGCAAAATCGTCAGCGTTGTTTTATGGTAAGCGTTCTCGGCGACCACTTTTATAATTTTCCGAAAAAAATTGGCAATACCCGTAAGTTGCGTGATTTGCTTGAAGATAACGTGTCTGAAAACTATTATTTGTCCGAAAAAATATTGCAGTACTTTATTAAACACACGGAAGAATGTAAGGAAAAAGGGCAAGGCTTTGCGTTTATTCCTAACGACGGGGGGGGGCTGTGATAGAACAAACAAAACGCTGTATATGCGTAGGAATGTTGGGCGGCAAGTACGAAACGTTGCACGACCAAACAAGGCGAGTTTACGACATTGAGGGGTGTGCGCCAACGCAACATACCGTAGGGGGGGGGCAACTTGGAAACAAAGATATATGAACTATCGAATACGATGAAACGATACATAGTTTCGGCAAACGACAAGTACAAAGTAAGTGTCGAAAATCTTAAAATCAACCGAACGATAGCGTGTTCAAAAACAACACGTGAGGGATGTTCACGAGCTGATACGAGCGATTATATATGTCCTGCAATGGAAGAAAATATGCAACTTGCACAAAATCAGGATTTATCGAATTATCATATACGTAAACTCACTGAACGCGAATGTTTCCGACTTATGGGTGTAAAAGACGAAGATTTTGACAAAATAAGTCCCAATCAGTCTAAAAGCAAGTTGTATCATCTCGCCGGCGACAGCATTGTAACAACGTGCTTAATGGCATTGTTCGGACAAATGCTCGATGTAGATTGGGAAGAAAAGATAAGAGAGGTGACAAAATGAAGAAAATAATCAAAACGGGAAAATTTGTATACAAAACAACTTGCAACGTGTGTGACTGTGAGTTTGTGTATGACGAACAAGAAGTCGAAAATAAAGAAGTCATAATTCCTCCCGATGGAAGCCGCGGCATATGTCAATATGTTATTTGCCCTTGTTGCGGAGAAAGTATAAGGCATACATCGTTAAAGCAAATACCGCAAACAGTTAAAAATAAGTGAGGTGAACAAAATGACAGAAAATGAAATTATGGTAGCAAAAGACGAAATGTTGCGTAAAATAGCAAAACGGCTCGGACAAGGCGAACCGCCTTGCGATAGTTGCCACTTTATTGACGAGGTTGCGGACTTTTGCACGGCGGAAGAATATTGCAACGATTTGTGCAACCCGACCGAATGTTGGTATAAAGTTTTGGAAAAGGTGGTGACGGAAGAATGACACAAGACTATTTAGACGCTATTGAATACGGATTATTGACCATTGCGAAAGGAAAGAAAACAGCAAAAGTCGAAGAAGTCAGAATGCCCGAATGGACAGATACTTACGGGCGAAAATGGAAAATAGAAATTAAAAAGGAAAATGACGAGCAATGATTGAAATCGAAATAACAAAAACAAGCGTATGGCTGGCGATAGCCCAGTTGGTGTTCAGCTTAATTATGTGCGGCGTTATAATTTTTATTATGTGCTGTCTTGCAGATTGTGGCTGCGAATGGTGGCAAATACTCGTTTTGTGTTTGGGGCTTTGTTACTTTTGTTTCAAAGCCACGACGGCTGTCGTTTACTTGGCATTTGTGGAATATGCGAAAAATGCAGTTGTCGGGAAAAACGTTCAAAACCTTGGTTACAGCATTAAAATAGGCGTTTGGCGACCTTATTATCCGCAAAAAAGTGCGGCAATTACAGACGTGTTGCTTATCCTGGCGGACAAAGTTTGGGAAGAGGCGGGGCGTATTTATGGAGATTAAAGCAACGAAAAAATTTACAGACTTGGCGTTTAAGACCACCGCCACGCTTGCCAAAGGCGGCTATTCTACCGAAGCGACAACCGCTATCGGGCTAAGAATAGAAAAGATAGGTCGAGATTTTGTCGGACGAGAATATACCGACGACTACAAAATTATAAGATTTGACGCTTTATACGACGTAATCGTTGACATCGGAGTGAAATTCAAAAACGGAACTATGACGGCGGTCAATTGTACGGTGTGCGACGGTGAAAAGCCGATAGTAATATTCCCATCTTTGACTGTCTAAAAAACTCAAAAAAACTTCTTTCAAACAGTTGACAACAGCCAACAAGCGTAGTATAATAAGGGTGTAATCAAGGAACGGGGAACACCCGGAGGGAGAATAACTATGAAAAACGAACGTGAGCAGTTTTTGGATGTTTACGAAACAATGAGCGAAGAAAGCAAATCGGCATTTACGCCTGAACAGCGTAAAGTCATAGAGTTGCAAATCGGTTTGCGCAGGCTATTTAACGACCCTGAGTACTACAAGGCGGTGCAACAAGCCGTGGCGGAAGCCTTTTACGAACACGCACACGAAAACGATTAAAACCGCGCCTACGCGGCTAAACGTAGGCAAAGGAAGTGTATTATGAAATTTGAAATGAAGTACCAAATGACGGGCGTTGTTTTTGTCGAAGCCTCCGACGAAACGGAAGCGTTGGACAAATTCGACGAAATAACAATGGACGAGCTGTGCGCAAACGTTGAAGATGTTGACTGTACGGAAATCGGCGACGCCGGCGACGATTGCGACGACAAGGGGGAGTGGGAATGAGCAAACTTTTGGAAAGGCTTAAAAGACACAATGCGGCACACGACTGGCTTGAAGCGCAAGGCTTTGAGCCTGTGAGCGCATACGGCAAATACGTACTTATCACGGTGGACGGCGAACTGAAAGACTACAAGGACTTCACGGAAGCGGCGGAAGTGCAGGGGTAGAAGTATGAGTAAAGTGAAGTTTATCGTAAACAACTACGCACTGGGTGCAAAGGTCAAATCAACGCCGACAGACAAAATCGTCAGCCAAGAACGAATTGACAAACTACACACAGAAATCGTGTACGACATCAACGAAAAAGAAAAGGAATTTTGCGAAAAAGTGCTTGCAAAGAAAGGGCAAACTCTATGAAGTTTGGGAGGAAGCGAAACGATGAAAAAATACATCTTTAGGGGCTGGCAATACAAGAAACTGAGGGTAATATGCAAACACGACGGAAATGTGGTATATTGCCGAAGTCTTGCTTCTGACGGAACGTGTATGTGCGACGAGTATATGTGCGAAAATGCCGTGGCGGTGGTGGCAACCGATAAGTACGGACAAACAACGTATTTAGCGTTGGAAAAATAGTAGTAACAGGAATATTGATTATATTGTAGGAGGGCAAATATGACAAATAAAGACTACAAGCGGTTGACAGTATGGGGCGAAGAACTACAAAGACCGTGTATGAGTACTGATAGCAGTAATGAACAGACGGTAGACATTGTAATGAGACACGTTGACCGTTTATACGAGTTAGAAAATGCAATCGAAAACGGCACATTGGCTTTTCTGCCTTGTAAGGTCGGCGACGAATTTTGGTGGATATTGAATAAACACTCCGGTGATGAGATTGTGGAAGAAAAAGTCAAACAAATAAGAATTTGCGATTATGGTTTTTATATCATAGACTGTGACGGCGCAGGGTGGTATTTGAACGAGATTTACTTTACAAAAGAAGCCGCCAAAAAAGCGTTGGAGGAGTTGGAGGAAAGAAAATGAACGGTTTGTTTCCGACATTCGAGGAAATTGAAAAAGGCTACTGCGTTTTTGCGCAGACTCGGTATAACGGAGTAAATGACGATGGCGAAGCTAAATTTGGTGAAAGATTAAACCTCAAAATTGTTATTTTCCACGACGCTTATGCCGAACTTATAAACGGTATATTCATTGTGCGCAATCGGCGACACGAAAGAAAAGGCTTTTGTTTCGAGCTTGCAGGTAATAAATACGCTTACAACTTTGAATATACCGCCGATGGGTGGGAAGCTTGCATAAACAAAATTAAAGCAATTTTAGAGTTTTACAAAAAATCAATTGATAAAATTCTTCAAGAAAATTAAACAGGGAGTAATGAAAATGAAAAAAAGTAAAAGTATTCAAGTTTGAAGTGGCAAATTTTACCTACACTGCCGACGAAAATGAAATGAAACAAGAAGCTGGATATTGACGCAATGGCACAGAAGTTTTTGGAGAGTGAGACATAATGACTAAAAGAGAACGACTTTGGAAAAAGGTTAAAACAACGATAGTTAATACAAAATGGACGGACAGCAGCCTTTCGTGTTTTGCGGAAACAGCATTAAATTGCGATGAATGTCCCGCTTTTACGAATTGTGACCATATAAAAGGCTGCTGCGAAACAATACATGAATGGCTAATAGCACACGGTGATGAGGAGACTGATGACGGAAGAATTACCAATAGAGAATGGCTCGAAACACTAACTGACGAAGAATTTACACGTATGATGTGGTATTCCTGCGATTGTTGCGTAGGACAGGGCGACCTAAAAAAATGTCATAAGCAACCGTCCTGTCGTGACGGGCGGCTTAAATGGCTTAAACAAAAACATAAGGAAGAAGCGACAAAATGAGAAATAAAAGCCCGAAAGAAGGGCAAAGGTGGAACTATGAAAAAGTACACAATTGAAGATTTAGAGACTTTTGAAAGGGCTGAGAACGGGCGACTAATTTGTCCAAGTGGCGATTACACCAATATACAGTCGTTCGGTGAGTGTTGCTCGTTCGGTAAAGGGTGCTCGTTCGGTGAGTGGTGCTCGTTCGGTGAGTGGTGCTCGTTCGGTGAGTGGTGCTCGTTCGGTAAGTGGTGCTCGTTCGGTGAGTGGTGCTCGTTCGGTGAGTGGTGCTCGTTCGGTGAGTGGTGCTCGTTCGGTGAGTGGTGCTCGTTCGGTGAGTGTTGTTCGTTAGAAAATCAGCACAAAATTGAGGATATGTCCGAAGTTGCTGACCGTGTTATGAAGATTGACTGTATAGGAAGCCGAAAAGGCTGTACATACTTTTTTAAGACGTTGAGCGGAATATATGTGCGGTGCGGTTGTTTTTTTGGCACAATTGAACAATTTGCGAAAAAAGTTGAAATAACCCATCACGATAATGCGCAGTTTTTGAAAGAATACCGCGGCGCAATTGAATATGTGAAAGCGGTGATGTAAATGAGAGGTACATTATGACAAATAGACAATGGCTTGAAACGCTGACTAACGAAGAGTTGGCAAAGCTGACTTTTAAGATATGTGGGATGTGTGCGCATAACCCCGAACAAGGGTTTTGTGACAACCTTAGCGGCATCGTTTCGTTTGACTAAAACTGCTGTATTGACGGTACGGCAAAATGGTTACAACAAGAACATAAGGAGAACT